CCGAAAGGGCCTGTAGCTCAATGGTTAGAGCCGGCGGCTCATAACCGCTTGGTTGGGAGTTCGAGTCTCTCCGGGCCCACCAAATCCTTGTTTCATCAAGGTCATAGTGTTTCAAAATCCCCCTAAAACCCTTATAATGCAGACGTTTGGTGTTTCACCTTGTTTCATGTTGTTGCATGGTATCCGTGCGCATTGTTGGTACGAGTGTTGGAACCCGCACGTTGGATTCCAACAGGAGCAAATATGCCACTGACAGACGCAGCATGCCGAGCAGCAAAAGGCCAAGACAAGCTGTATAAACTGAGTGACTCGGGAGGGCTCCAACTATGGGTGCATCCTACCGGATCCCGCACGTGGCGTCTCGCATACAGGTTCGACGGGAAGCAGAAAAATCTCACCCTCGGCACCTATCCAGACATGAAACTGGTCGAGGCTCGCGATTTGCGCGACGACGCGAAACGTCGGCTCCGCAAAGGGGAAGATCCTGCAACCGTTAAAGAGGATGCCAGTTCGCAGCCGGTCCGAACCTTTCAGGAGGTCTATTCCGAGTGGTTCCAAAAGAAGCAAAACAAGTGGTCTGAAGGTCAATCCGTTCGGATCGACAGCCGAATGAAGCGCAATGTCATGAAAGACCTCGGTCACCTGGACATTGCAAAGATCGATAGTGAGACCGTGCTAAATGTCCTGCGCAAAATCGAAGAACGCGGTGCGATCGATATGGCAAAACGTGTTCGCCAAAGCGTCGGAAACGTTTTCCAGTATGCCCAACCATTGGGTTATGTGACCGTCGATCCAACGTTCAACATGAGCAAGGTCATGCAAACGCCTCCGAAAAAGAAGCGTAGGAGTTTTGTTAAGCCGAGCGGGGTGCCGGCGTTGCTGGTAGCTCTCCGCAGTTACGACGGCGAACCGGTCACCAGACTGGCACTGGAATTCACTCTGCGAAACATGGTTCGAACCAAGGAAACTCGTTTTACGGCATGGAGCGAGTTTGAAGGTTTGGACGGAAAAACCCCTTTGTGGCGGATACCGGCCGAGCGAATGAAAATCGGACTCGAACACCTGGTTCCCTTGTCCTCACAGAGCGTTAATTTGCTGCGGGAGGTCAAGAAATTTAGCCTCGGGACAGACTTCGTTTTTCCGACTGAATCGAGGGAAGGTGTGATGTCGGAGAACACAATGCTCTATGCGCTATATCGCATGGGGTATCATTCGAAGGCTACCGTTCACGGCTTCAGGACAACTGCGTCGACAATTCTCAATGAAACCGGGAACTTCCATTCCGACTGGATCGAGCGGCAACTTTCTCACGTTGAGGAAAATCAGGTTCGCGCTGCGTACAACGCCGCCGAGTATATAAACCAGCGTCGTGAGATGTTGCAGTGGTGGAGTGATTATTTGGATGAAAAATTGAAGGTCGCGAATTGATTTTAGAAAGCCCGCTCAACAGTCGGCGGGCTTTCCGCAAGCGCCTTTCGGCAAGTCGAATTAAAGCGCAGGGACGATTGCGCTTTCTGCCCACCAGACCTCAGTCAGGCGGCCATCGCCAGCCTTGTAACGAACCTGGTATTGCGGGTTGGAATCAATGAAGTGGGCGCGGCCGATTACAGTTCCGTTTTCCCCACTCGCAAGTATCACGTCGTCTCCGAGCTTGAAGTTGAATGTCTTCTTGACTGCCATGGTTGAAATCCCTTCAGGGTTAGCGTCGAACTTTTCGACAACAAACAGTTGGCATATTCCCGCTTGTAAATCAACAAAAAGGTGATTATCGTCTCGTTAAGTGACGGGATGAAAATCTATGCAACAACATGCGACATCTGGCGAGAAGCCTACAGAACCGATGAGGTTCCTGCGAGTAAAGCAGGTTCTTGAGCGTGTTCCGGTTGCTCGCACGACGATATGGCGCATGTCAGAGAGTGGCGAATTTCCGCGCAGCATCAAAATCGGAAGTGCAACTTTTTGGGTTGAATCCGAAGTTGATGAGTGGATGCGTGAAAGGGCTCAATCCAGATAATGACTGATGTATTCGACGACATTCTCGGCTCTGACAATTCCCCGGCGCGCAGCAGAGGCAGGCCGAAAGGTAGTTTCAAAAAAGCGCCGCCACGCGACATGAAATACAAGCCTATCGGCGACAATAAGCTTCTGCAGCTTGATGATATTTACACCGGTGTTTCTGTCGATTGGCTGTCGAAGGTGTTTCGCATGTCTCGTGCTGCCGTGGTGGCATCACTGGCAGACTGCCCGCCGCTTCGAGATGGTGGAGCCAAACACTACGATCTGGCGACGGCGGCTGCATACCTCGTCGATCCTGTGAAGGATCTACAAGCAGCCATGAAAAAGCTCAAGGCCGAAGACCTGCCGGAAAACCTTCGCGAGTCATTCTGGAACGCGCAGATCAAGGAGCTCAAGTACCAGACTTTGGCCGGGGAACTGTGGCCCACACAGTCGGTGCTAAAAGTTCTCGGCGATGCGTTCAAGTCCATCCGCAGCCACACCATGCTTTGGGCTGACAGCGTGGAAGAAAAAGGTGGCCTCAATCCGAAACAACATTCGATCCTCATAGGACTGGTCGACCAGCTTCTAAACGAACTCCACGGGGCGCTTGTCGACATGGACAAGAAGTCCGCGACTCGCAGCAAGATTGCCGATCTTTATGACCCTTCTGACGACCCTATTTGACCTCAAGACTAGTGCGAAATACAGCAGTCTCGAAGCCATGATTGTCGAGACAAGCGCTTCGGTGCGCCCGCCAGAGCGCCTTACAGTTTCAGAGTCAGCGCAGAAGTACCGGTACATTGACGGACTGAAGTGGGACAATTCGAGCGTTCCTTACATGCGCGAGCCGGCCGACACACTTGGCAGTCTTGAGCATACAGGCATGGTGTTTGTCGGCCCCGCTCGATCCTCAAAGTCCGAGATGGGGATCAACTGGTTAAATCACAGCGCGCTCTGCGACCCTGCGGACATGATGATCGTCCACATGAAGCGCGATAGTGCTCGCGACTGGTCCAACAAGGAGTTGCGCCGCTTCTTCAATCAGAACGCCAAGGTGCAGGCGCAGATCCTCGAATACAACACCCACGATGTGCGCTTCCGCAACGGTATGGACCTGATTATCAAGTGGCCGACCATCACCGAGTTCTCCGGTAAGACGGTGCAGCGCGTCTGGCTCAACGATTACGACCACATGCCGCTCGATATCGACGGTGAAGGCAACGCATTCGATCTTGCGAAGATGCGTACCTTCACGTTCCGGCGCTTCGGGATGACGCTGGCGGAAGGTTCCCCCGGTCGCGAACTCGACGATCCCAAATGGATTCCGAGTTCAAAACATCAGGCGCCACCGGCCAAAGGACTTTTGGAAGTTTACAATCGCGGTGATCGGCGCAGGTTCTACTGGCGATGCCTTTCCTGCGGGAACGGGTTTGAGCCTGATTTCTCCTGCATGAATTATCCAGACACGAAAGACTTTCTCGAAGCCGGCGAGATGGCGACGATGCGCTGCTCGCATTGCCAGCACGACCACCTGTTCGAAGACCGGCAGGAGCTCAATGAGAACGGCAAGTGGTTGCGTGACGGGCAGTATCTCGATGATCAAGGCAAGATCCACGGTAACGGCGTGGTATCGGACATCGCCTCATTCTGGCTTAAAGGTCCTTGCGCGAAATACCAAACTTGGTCCGGTCTAGTCACAGACTTCCTGCGTGCGAAAGCAGGGTTTGAGGCGACCGGCGATGAAGGCGCGCTGCGCAAGTTCACCAACACGAACCTTGGGATGCCCTATATCCCAAAGGCGCTGGTTGATGCTCGCACTCCTGAAACGCTGATGGAGCGAGCCGACAATTGGGGTTCGACCAAGGAAGAACCGACAGTACCGGCAGGCGTGCGGTTCCTGATCGCTACTGTGGATATTCAGTCTGGTAGCCGCCGTGGTTTCGTGGTGCAGGTTACGGGCTTCGGTGTTGGCGGTGACGCCTGGATCATTGATATGTTCCGGATGTTGAAGTCGGAGCGCGTTGACGAGTCGGGCGACCGGCTGCCCATGAACCCTGCCGCGTATGCGGAAGATTGGGATCTGCTCATCGATCGCGTCATCAACAAGACCTATCCGCTCGCTGACGGTTCCGGCCGGCGCATGTCGATCAAGCTCGTGGGTAGCGACTACGGCGGTGAAGATGGCGTTTCGGTTCAGGCGCGTGAGTTTTGGCGCAGGCTGCGCAATGATCACGGCCTCTCTAACCGGTTCGCGCTGGTCAAGGGTATGCCCAACCGTAACCTTCAGACGGCCTCGAAACACTATCCGGACGCACAGCAGAAGGACAAACTTAACACGGCCCGCGGCGATGTGCCGGTCTGGTATCTGAACTCGAATGAATTGAAGGATACACTCGCAGGCCAGTTCGATCGCACTGACTCCGGTGGCGGCAGATGGACGTTCCCGCATTGGGCAGAGCCGTGGCTGTACTCCCAGTTGACCGCCGAAAACCGCACTGACAAGGGTTGGGAGCCTCCTAAGAACAATCGCCGGCACAACGAGGCGTGGGACTTGACGTATTACGCTCTTGGTTTGCTGCGTCATGACGAAGTGCGGGCTACGCGTATCGGCTTTTGGGATAGTCCTCCGCCGTGGGCCGCGCCGTGGGATGAAAACATCCTGGTGTTCGGCGAGAAGGATGAGCCAGCCTTTCACGCTCCGCAAAAGAAGTCGTATGACTTCGGCGCACTCGCGAAAACTCTTGCCTGAATAATCAACAAATAGTTGACTTTATCTGCTGTATCGGACTATGATCGTGTCATTGAGATTGACCCGCATAGGGCTTCATACAAGGGATAGGGAAATGACGTTGGGACATTGGCTTCAGAAAGCCAGAACTGAAATGGGCGCAGGTAATTACGTGGCGGCGGCTGCATACCTTAATGAGGCTCTTCGCATCGCTCTCTACGTTTGCATGTGGCCTGTAACAAATGAGAACGTTCGGAACATCCAGCAGATGCGTCACTCCGCGTTTCGCGCCCGCCGTCAAGCTGTTTGTGACTTCTCGGAGAAATCGAAAATCAACTAACAGTTTGCAAATCAACAAAAGGTCGATTATACGGAGGGTACAACTCTGTTGATCGGCCTTTTGAATGACGCTGCAAGAACGTATCGCTGACGCAAAAGCCGCCCTCCACGATCTCATGACCGGGAGGCGCGTTCGCGTTGTGGTCGATCAGAACGGCGAACGCGTCGAATACTCTGCCGCCACCCGCGCCGATCTCAGTGCTTACATCGCAATGCTCGAAGCCGAGCTTTCGACACGAACCAAAGCCGTAGGGGCGATGCGCCTATGGTTTTGATGGCACGTTCCACCGACTTTTCAGATGTGCTCGGTCCCGACTCCTCCCAAGGTGTTTCGAGCACGCCCGCGCCTGACGCTCTCAGGGTGGCGTCAGGCGCGGGTAAGGAAATGGCGATTGCTGGTGAAGCCTACGAAGGCGCCAGCAAGTTCTCTCGCGAGCTCGCTTTGTGGCAGCCGGGAAACCGCACGGCCGATCAGGATATCCTACCAGCCAAACGCCTGTCCGATGCTCGCATTCGCAATATTCTGCAGAACGACGCCTACGCGCAGAATGGTCAGCGACTTCATCAGGACAACATCGTTGGCAGTCAGTTCCTTCTGAACGCAAAGCCGAACAGCCAAGTGCTGATGGGAAAGCTCGACGAGAAGTGGGAAGACGAGTTTCAGGAAGAAGTCGAAGAAAAGTTCGGTTTGTGGGCCGAGTCCGATGCCAATTACATCGACTCCACTCGCCGCAACTCCTTCACAATGCTGGTTCGCCAGGCTGTCGGCACGTATCTGATGTGCGGCGAAGTGCTTGCCGCAGTTGATTGGGACCGGAGTCGCAATTCCGATCGTCCGTTCAGCACCTCGATCCGCATGATCGACGTCGACCGTCTCTCTACCCCGATGGACAAACTGGCGAATGCCTTCATCATTGGCGGCGTTGAGGTCAATCAGGACCACGTGCCTACCCACTACCACATCCGCAAGGCAAATCCTCGCGATGTCTATTTGACGCAAGCCTATCAATGGGAGCGCATCCCGGCAAAACTCTGGTGGGGTCGCCAGCAGTTCATCCACCTTTTCGAACAGCAGCGTCCGAACCAGACCCGTGGCATGTCCGACATGGCTGCCGGCATTCGCGAAACGCACATGGCACGTCAGTTCCGTGATGTCGCGTTACAGAATGCAGTTGTTCAAGCGACCTATGCGGCAGTCGTAGAATCCGATCTGCCGGCGCAGGACATCTTCGCCCGTCTGATGGCATCGGACACGGACGCTGACACCGCAATCAAGCAGGGTCTCGGCCAACATCTTGAGGTGATGAGCCAGTTCATGGCTGCCGCTGATCAGTTGAAGCTCAACGGCGTCCGCATTCCCGCACTGCCACTCGGTTCCAAGCTCAAGATGCAGTCTCCCGGCCAGGGTGCTCCGCTCGGCATGGAGTTCGAGCAGTCCATCCTTCGCAACATCGCAGCGCTGCTCGGCGTATCTTACGAACAGCTTTCGAAGGATTATACCGAGACGAACTACTCGTCAGCCCGTGCCGCGATGACCGAAACTTGGAAATTCATGGTCGGCCGCAAAAAGGTTGTCGCCGATCGGTTCGCCAACATTGTCTATCGCCTATGGCTCGAAGAAGCGATCAACAAGGGTGTCATCAAATCCCTACCGAAGCGGATGGGAGCAGACAGCGCATGGCTTTACGCGCCGCTCGCCATGGAAGCCATCACGGCTTGCGAATGGATCGGCGCAGCCCGCGGTCAGATTGATCCGCTCAAGGAAACTCAGTCTTCGGTGCTGCTCATCAAGCACAAACTTTCGACCTACGAACGAGAGCTTGCACGCATCCACGGTAGCGACTGGCGCCGTGAATTACGTCAGGTGGCTCGCGAGAAGAAAGAGTTCGAGCACTATGATCTCACGTACATCGATGACGTTCAGGACAACACCGTGAACGCAGCTTCCGGCGCAAAAAACGTCACCGAAGCAGCAAAGCACGATTTCTCAGACATCCTCGGCAGCGAGAACGGAACGCTCGCGAACGACTTCATGGATGCCGTTCATGCAGATCCAGACAAGCGAGGCCGCGATGCCGAATAACATGAACCCGCTTCTCGCCCGTTTCGATCAGAAACCGTCTATCGTTGCGCCGGAAATGCAGGGAATCTTCGAAGCCTCGCTGCATCAGGTCGCCGCGCAGATGAACTCGCCGGAATTCAAGAGCGAGATGGCTTCCGTCGATGAGAACTGGTGGGGTGAACCTGGTTCTTTCAGGTCAATGTTGCGTCCGTATGTCGTCAAGGACGGCGTGCTGATGATCCCGGTAAAGGGCGTGCTCCTGCACGATTTCCCTTATGCTTTCGGATCTTGGGCGACCGGTTACGCTTACATCCAGAAAGCGTTCGAGCGCGGCTTACAGGACGGCAGTGTCCGCGGTATCGCGCTAATCATCGACTCTCCCGGTGGAGAGGTCGCCGGCAATTTCGATCTCGTGGACAAGATGTTCGCGGCTCGCGGCACGAAACCGGTCCGCGCTTACGCAATGGAGAGCGCCTATTCGGCAGCTTACTCGATCGCATCCGTTGCAGACTCCATCACGGTTTCGCGCACTGGCGGTGTGGGTTCGATCGGCGTGGTCACAGCACACATCGATATGTCGGCTGCCATGGAGCAGCGCGGTTACAAGGTCACCTTCATTCATTTTGGCGCCCACAAGGTTGATGGCAATCCCTATGAGGCGCTGAAACCCGAAGTCAAAGAACGCATCCAGGCTCGCATTGATGAGCTTGGCGCAGTTTTCGTGTCCACCGTGGCACGGAATAGAGGCATGGATGAAAAAGCTGTTCGGGACACCGAAGCTCTCACATTCACGGCTTCACAAGCAACGTCGAACGGGCTGGCCGATCACATCGGCACGCTTGACGACTCCGTCGCCGCATTTGCGGCAGAACTGTCCTCAGATGAAGGAGACGAAACCATGTCTGGACAGACGAACAAAGACGCGGCAGTCGATCAGGCTGCTGTTGATACCGCTCGCGCCGAAGGTCACGCTGAAGGTGTGAAGGCCGGCAAGGCTGAAGGCGCTAAGGAAGGTGCTACCGCCGAACGTGCCCGCATCTCCGCAATCGTCAATTCCGACGAAGGCAAGAAGCGTCCTTCCATGGCGCTGAAGATGGCTACCGGCGACAAGTTTGCATCGCTCGATGCCGAAACGGTCACCGAAATGCTGGCCGACATGCCGGAAGAAAAAGCCGCTGCGACCGACACGAAGACGAATGCCACCGGCAAGAACTTCGATGCTGCAATGAACGCCACCAAGAACGCTGACATCGGCACTCCCGGCGAAGGTGAACAGGCGGAAGTTCCCCGTCATGAACGGGCGCTCGGCCTGGTGAAGGGACCGCGGGACGCCGCCGCTTAATCACGCCCCGAAAGTCAACTGTATGTTGATTTAAAGGTCAACCAATTGGTGAAAGGACACCGAAAATGGCAATCAATGCTCCTTATGACGCTCACATGGCCGGTGTTCCGCGCCAGTGGACCGACTCAATCAATCCTGTTGCCGAAGGTCTGATCGTCGGTGAGACGCCGGCTGTTGTGACCGAAGACATGACTGTCGCCGCGAGCCAGACGATTACCGGCGTTTACGTACCGGTCGGTTTCGACGGCTCTGGCAACCTGGTTCCGGCCGTATTCGGCACGACCCAGGCAATCGGCATTCTGCTGCGCCCGATCACCACGCCCGCGTCCCCGATTCAGGGTCAGCCGGTCCTGCGTCAGGGCTGCGTCAACATGGACATGATCGCGTGGCCGGCTTCCTACGACACGGAAGAGAAGAAGCTCGAAGCCTTCCGCGGCGCTCCGACCCCATCCTCCATCGTGGTCCGCAAAGTCCGCGCTGGCTCCATCGTCGCACAGCCATAAGCCGTGGCCTAGCGCTCTCCAAAGAAAGGAAACAAGACCATGGCTATTGAATTGTGGACCCCCAACGATCTGTTCATGCTGCGGAATGACCCGCGCATGGATGCGTTGCCGTCGTGGATTCTCGACACGTATTTCGGTGAGACATTCTACTCCGAAGACGACGAAATCCGCTTCGCCGACCTGCCGGAAGCCGACCGCTTCATGGCGATGTTCGTCCTGCCTTACGAGCAGGGTAAGCCGCTCGATATTCGTCACGGCGAATCCATCAGCGCGTTCGCGCCTCCATACATCAAGCTGAAAAACGCTGTCCGTCCGGAAGATGCGCGGAACCTGAAGCCGTCCGAAATCTTCCGCAACGGCGGCCAGCGTCCCACGCTGGAACAGCGGTTCGACATGCGTGTCACCGAGATCGTTGAGCGGCACCTGCGTGCCATCCGCGTTCGCGAAATCTGGATGGCGGCTCGTGCGTTCATCGACGCCAAGGTGCAGATCGATTACGAGCGTGACCAAGGCGCTGCCAACCCTTCCGTCCTTCTGGACTTCGGCCGTGACCCTGGTCAGACCATCGTCAAGACTGACGACTTCTGGTCCGATCCGGCAACCGATATCATCGGTGATGTGGAAGCATGGGCAAACACTATGGTTCGCGCTCTGCGCGGCGGTGCTCCGACCATCCTCTTGGTAGGCGCACAGGTTGCTCCGTACTTCCGCAACAACACCGGTATCAAGGACATGCTCGACACCCGTTACCGCGGCGGCGAGAGCGTGACCTTTGATCGTGGTATCCAGATCCGCGAACAGCCGATGACACGTATCGGCCAGCTTTCGAACAACATCGAAGTCTGGATGTACAAGGATACGGTGGACATTCCGAACGGGGCTGGCGGCAAGACGAAGATCGACCTTTTCAACGAAAAGGACATAATGCTCATCGCTCCCGGCGCCACTGGCGTTCGTTGCTACGGCGCAATTTACGACGTGGACGCGATCGACGCAGGTCTGCAGAACAGTGACATTTTCCAGAAGATGTTCACGACGAAAGATCCCGGCGAACGTTTCGTTCTGTCGCAGGCTTCGCCACTGCCGATCCCGCTTTACCCGAACCGCACCCTCAAGGCCCGCGTTCTGGCGTAACCGTCCCGACATTGGCGGCATAACTCTGTCGCCAATGTCAACCAATTGTGGATAATTAAACCCTTGATGAGGAACACAGAAATGGCCGCAGTAAAAGGTTATGCAATCACCACCATCCATCGCCGCGTCGATGGTGAGAAGAATGTCGTCCCGGCATCCACGAAATCCCGTGTCTCGGTATTCGAAGCTACCGGCGAAGAACTGGAAAAGCTGATCGCTCTCGGTGCTGCCCGCAAGGCCACACCGGAAGAAGTTGCGATTGCCAAGGTCCAGTCGGGTGAGGAAGATGCTCCAACCAACGTCGAAAAGCAGATCGCCGCTGAAGAAGCGAAACCTGCTTCCGGCGCGGAAGGTGACCCCCAGGGAAAACCGAAAGGCGCCGCAAAGGCTGCTTCCAAGGACGAAGAAATCTGATGGCATCTTTCCGCGATATTAAGCGGAGAGCCCGCAGGGACGTGCAACTCCATTTGCGCGTCCCTGCATTGTATCTTGCGTCGATCGACGCCGTGCCAGTGCCGTGCTTCGTGCGCGTGCACACCAAATTCCAAGCCCTTGGGGATATGAAGGGCACAAATTTCAACTACGCGGAACGCGAAGACATCACCCCTCGCATTATCATCTGGCGCGAAGAAATCCCGCAGCCGGTCCGTAATGCGATCATTTCAGTGGAAGCGGGTGAGGCTTATTACCTCGATAACATCCAGCCTCCTGACGATCTTACGATAACCGCCATGGTTCTGCAGATGGACGCCGACGATCCAAAACTGGTCGGTCTACCTAATCCGACAACATACGTTCCACCGGAGTCTCCGTGATGGCGCTCATTTCTTCCAAGCTCCGCAGCCTCGAAGGTGGGCGTCTGATGTTCTGGTGCCCCGGCTGTGACGGCGCGCACCAGGTTAGCGTCGGAGAAGGCTCTGGCCCGCGTTGGGGTTACAACGGGAATCCGGACGCGCCCACGTTCACGCCATCTGTGCTGGTCACCTATAATGGTTCCGACGCAGGGATCGATGGCGCTCCCCCGGCGATTTGCCATTCCTTCGTGACAGATGGCCGAATCCAGTTTCTGGCTGATTGCACTCATGCGCTCGCCGGCAAGACGGTCGACATCCCTGATTGGGAGAGCGCCTAATGGTTCGTGCTGTCGACATCGTCATTCAGGGCATCACGTCGTTCGATGAGATCGAAACGCTCGATCCAAAGATTGCGACCATCCTGCGCCAGTCAGTCAACGAGACAACACAAGAAGGTCGACGCCTCGGTGCTCGATCTATGGAAAAGCAGGTCAATTTCCCGCGTGGCTATCTGACAGGTCAAACCGGTCGATTGGGAATCGCCAAGTACGCCACAAAGGGTGACTTGACCGCTATTGTCCGTGGTCGAGATCGCCCAACCTCGCTTGCCCGTTTCGTTCAGGGCAGCCCGAAGGTGGGGGCCAAAGGGGTGAGCGTGACCGTTGATCCCGGTAAGTCCGAGTTCATGCCGAGCGCGTTTCTGATCAAACTCCGCAACAATAACATCGGACTGGCCTATCGAACTAAGAACGGTAAAGCGCCAAGCCGCGGTGCGAAGCAACTCGGTAAGGGCCTCTGGCTGCTGTATGGCCCAAGCGTCGAACAAGTGTTCGATGAAACCCGTGAAGAACTTAAACCAAAACTAGAAGAACTGCTGCGTGAGAAGTTCGAGCGGCTGTTTGAGGCACAGACATGAGCGATCCATTCCGCCTGAAGACCCAAAAAGCGATTGCGGCCGCTATCGATGAGATCAGCGTTGCTACCGGCTATAGTCTCAATT